TACAGTGAAAGGCGTAACAGCTACATCACCAGTGGGGCCAAAGTAAGGTAGATGCGCAGCCCTGGTAGCAGCTGCCGGAAGCGCAGATAGCGTCTCACTCCCAGGAGCCCGTAGGGTCTGTGTTGCCTTGACGTTCAGAGCTGCAACGTCAGCTACAAGTTTCGTCTTGAGAGTCCTGAACTCCTCAGCAGCTGAACCTACAAACCGAGAGGAAGTTGGCTCGGCTGTATTTGAAGCATTTGGTACATAGGTTGCCATACTAATTCCTTAAACCTTTGCAGCTAGATGACCAGTGATGAGTAGATCCTTGAACGCCAGTACATGTTGCTGCGTCTGTTGGGCTTGCTCTTGAAACCCGCTGCGCGCCCACACGATGCCTGCCGCCCAGTAAGCTAGCTCATCTTGATACAGATCAGCAATCCAACTGCTGTAGGAACCAGAGGAGACGTCAGGATTTACGTAGTGCCACAGACGTGCGCGGCCTGTTGCGCTTGCGAAACTGCAGCGCAGACTGTCTCCGATCTGAGTGAAGACTGAATATCTACGCAGATTGTCCTCATCCCAGAACTGCTCAGGTGAGGAAATGTATTCAAGGTTCTCTGTAGCTGAATAGGTCAGCGCATCCTCACTTTGCAGAAACTCAGCACTGCGCAGAAGTGGGATAGAGGTGTAGATGCTCGGAATGTCTACAAAAGAAGTGGAATTTGGAGGTGTATAAGTGAATACAAAACTGGAGCGATCACGCGGAAAGAAGTCTACTGCGTGAGCCCGGAGAGTTGCAGTGCGAATCGCAAGATTTGTGACTGTCACGAGTTCAGGCCGCTTAGTCAGGTCATTGACAGCAGCTTGCATGGAAGCGAAAGTGACAGGCATGAAACTCTCCGGGATAGCTTATATTACTTTTGAACCGTGGTGACAGGCTTCAACGCCTTAGTAGCTGCCAGCATTTCAGGACTGGCAACGGACCCGTAAGTCTGTGCATCACCTGCAGGTTTAGACGCGTCCTCAGCAGCAACTGCGAGTTCAGTCGCCATGGGGTCTGCTGCAGTGGTGTAGACCAGACTACCCCGCTTGTTGGCCACCTTTGAAAGGAATGCAATAATTTCCGGGTTTGCCGTAGCAAACATGCCGCCTCGAAATCGAAGCTCAGCGCCATCAGGCAGGTGAGTGCGGCAGTTGGGGACAGATGCATAGAACACCTGAACGCCAGGAGCTTTCAGATCAAATTCAGGTGCGATCTCTTCGCCGGAGTTCAGCACATTCTCTTCACGGACATAATTGGCAGAAGTAAGCATGGTAGTTGGTGCAAGTTTGTGGAGACTGTATGGGGCAAAAAAGAGAGGAGGCCGAAACCCCCTCCCCAAGCCCCACACCCAGGGGAACTTTTAGCCAAAAGCAGCTGCAGTGAAACTGTACAGAATCCCGAAAGCTGCAGGATTCTTGATCAAGCAGGTCAGCTCAGTAGTGAGCGTACCGCCCTTCGCATCAATGCCGCTGTCAACTGCACAGCGATCGCCATCTTCGTTGTAGTTCTTCTCTTCCGTCTTGCGCAGGTACGCAATAGCGAAAGCATTCAGATCAACAACAATAGCCATCTTTGCCCAGGTGCTGGAGTTACCATAGGCATTGAACAGCGGATGCTCGATCATTTCGAACGTGCCGCGCGGAGTCTTGATCGTGTCGATCTGCATGCCCCAGCTGGTTTCCACGCCAGTAATCTGGTAAGTGGAGTTCACGCGCGCGATGTTGTGGATCACACGACGCGCAACGCCACCCACAAACATCGTACGGATGTTGCCACTGGTAGCATCAGTCTGAACAGCCAGCATGGGATCCAGCGCAGCTTCCAGCTGGGTCCAGTTGGTGGTAGGCCCCATCGTAATGATGTTGCCGCTCGCAGCGGTGGTCACGCGAGCAACAATCCCTTCCATCGTCTGGAACGGCATACCGTTGCGGGTACCTTGGAACTTCTGACCGAAGAACAGCGCCTTTTCAATGGCCAACGCATGGAATGCAGCGCAGTCCCGCTTGGACTCAGCAACAGCGCCATCACCTGCAATCATCGGCAGTGCAGCCAGCGTCTTGGTGACAGCCCAGCTGTTGCGGAAAATCTGCGTGTAGTTGATGTAGCGAGTCGCCACCAGAGCAACAGCCTGCGGACGCAAGGAGCCCTGCTCGAAAGCATTGCCAATGTGATACAGCACAGTGCCGTTGCTCATCGCAGCTGCAGCCGTACTACCAACACCGCGAGTCACTGTGACACTGGTGGTAGTCGGAGTGGTATTGACGATGACAATTTCACCAGTCACATCGTGACGGAACATGTCGCCAGCAACCACATCAGAGTACGCAGTAGTGGTGAAGGTGGTTGCAGCACCGTCCGCCACCGCAGCTGCCAGCGTCAAGCTGGGGAAGATCATCGTCTTCGTGTAGTAGCCGTGCTCGATCGCAGTGGCAGTTTCGTCTTTGAGCAGCGACGTCAGCGCGAACAGCGGTGCATTGCCATTGGGCATCAGCCGCGTGATCATCCCAGCAAAGGATTTTGCTGCCAGATCGGTGGGAAGATTCGCGGAAGAAATCAGACCGGTTGCCATTGTTTAGGCTCCAAAAGGTTGAAATATCAGAAAACGAGTGGAATAGACTTACTGAAGAAACGAAGTCCAATCCTGTGCAGGTTGGGATTGCGTGTTGGACGGTTGTTGCTGCTGGGGAGCAAGCATCTTGGCGAACTCAGTGAAATTCTGTTCAGCAGCCTGCGCCACTTCAGCCGGAGACATCTGCGGATTTGCATTTGCAATCTGCTGGGAGATTGAACTCAAAAACGCCTTGCCAACTGGGTGCTTCAGCGCAGGATTATCACTGGTAGGAGTTTGCTGCTTGAGCATGTAATTCTTGAAGTGGGAATCCAGAGTGCCTGTCATCCGCTCATTGCCAGTCTTGACACCGTGCTCAACCATTCCTTGGCTGGCCTGGAAGCTAGCAGCAAACGCTTGCTGAGCCACTCCATTCAGCACTTCCATAAATGCAGACGCATCACCGCTCAGCGCAGCTTGGACCTTTTGCTGGTCAATGCCATTGGTAAAGTTGGCGTTCTTGATCTGGGCCTGGATCTGATCCTGCGGAACATTTCCAAAGATGGACTGGTCCTGCGGCTTCCCATTCCCTTGACCCGCCCCCTGCTTGGGAGTCAGCAGATTCATGAAGTTGTCCAGCGGATTTTGCCCTTGCTGATTCTGCAGCTGGCTGTTTGCCGGTTGTTGTTGCTGAGATTGTACCTGGGCAGGACCGCCGCTGCCTTGAGCAGGTTGCGGTTGTTGAGGTTGCTGCGAAGGCTGCTGCTGTTGTTGCTGTTGAGACTGACGGCCAAAGATGCCATTGAGGAAACTCATGATGTAACTCAGTTGGTTTGGAAACGTTGGTGGATGAGCTTAACGCTCTTGATATTCAGCTGGACACTGAATTTCTGACAGTAGCTCCTCAAGCACTTCAACTTGAGCCTTCAATCGCTCATGTCGAATGGTGGAAGCCACTAGATCCTTACCCTCTGCAGAATACTCAACGACAGCCCCAGCATAGCTGGCTATCTTGTTCTGCAAGAAGGCATAGAAGAGTGGGGAGACTTTTGCAGCAAGCTCCTCCTCTTCTTGGGTGAACTCAAACTGCTGGAATCTGTTGCTCAGGAGGGGTCGCATTTTGTGCCATTGAGGTCTGTTGGAAGGTCTGCAAGAATTGCTGCTGCTGTTCCGGGTTGCGTTTGAAGTCTTTCAGCCAGTAGGCTCCCTTCAGCTTAGCCCAATAGATGAACATGCCCATAATGTCATATTCAGTCATCACAGTTGGCATTGCGTTAGCCGTCTGCAGGAACACGCTCATCAGCTCCATGTTAAGCAGCTTATCTGCAGGAAGAACGCCATCAGTAATCTTGAACTCAAGGATGGATGACCGCATTTTTACCGGGTCTACTTGCACCTCTGCCTGCGTGTCTCGATTCATGAACGTACCTGCTGCTTGATTCAGCAGCAGATTGTTCTTGACGGTCTCCTTCAGCGGAGTCATGAACTGACCTTCAATGCTCATTGATGCGAGCTGCTGACGGCCATTGCTGTTGGCCATCGTAGTCTCGAATTCTGTCTTGGTTTTATTGCCCTTCTGGAACTGACCACGATCCACGCGATTCTGTCCGCTTGCAACGTCTGCCATCTGAGACACCATCTCAGAAAGTTGTAGATTCAGATTGGCGCCATCATTTCTATAGGGGATTTGGTAGACAGCCTTGCCAATGTCATCGCCCTTGAACTGGCTGGCGTTGCGCAGTGGAATACGAGCCACAGAGCTAGCCGGATCAATGTCTGCTTTATTGATGTAACGCTCATTGAAGATCAGCCTATCAAATACTGCCCGACGCTGCGATTCCAGTGTGATGTTCCACAGCGCACTGCTCATATCCTGGAACGGGAGTGCTGTGTCCAGCATGGATTGAGTCTGGTAGCCAAGTCCATCATCATTGGGCTGCATTATGAAAACTGGGAGATGGTCATTTGGAGATACCAGCTGCTCCACATAGATCACATGTTTCCAATTGACGATTATCCCGTAGAAGATCGCGGGGGTATTTCCCTGGCGCCCAAAGTCGCTGGGGAGCGCACGGCAGATAAAGTGGGTAACTAGGTAGCGGTCACGATAATTGATGCGATTCTGTCCAGCAGCTGCCTGGGTGAGTCCTACGTAGTTCAGCCAGTTGGTGCCTGTTACCAGAGAACTGACATTGAACGCACGATTGATCGTAGGGCTGAAATAGTTAGTAGCACTACCTGCGTCCCCTATCTGAGCTTCAAATCCGCTCTCGTAGGCTTCGCGCAGTGACGTTGTTTTGGTGGGATCCAAGGTGCCAACAAACCGCTTGAACTGCATACGGTTATGCAACTCGTTCCATCCAAAGGCAGTTCCGTCCTCGTGGTGCCGAGATGGCAGAACTCCCATGTCCATGAAACAGTTATATGGATCAAGCGTACGAAGGACGTTTCCCTCCTGCATCACCTGTTGCAACTGCCCTAAACCTGCAGTACCAGCAGCTGTTGAGGTGGTAATTGTTGCTGCGTTTTGTCTGCGCCACAGGCATGCAACTGGAGCAAAGTTATATTTGAATCCGTTACGGAATGCTTTGATGAGTTCTTGTGCCCATCCATAGCGGATGCTATGATTCCCAATCACGGTCTCAAACTGAAGGGCCGCATCCTGATTTTGGGGAGATGCGACAACACCGAAGATCGGGTAGCTGGTGAGGTATACCCCAGTTTGGTAGGCCACCGCGCTTTCTATCTGCGGCATCACCACTGGAACTTCCAGGTTAGCCAGACTTCTGCGCGCAGAACTGGGAGACCGCATGGCGCGCTGAATCTCTTGGATGCGCTCAGCCGTTTGATCCATCTGCAGCTGGTATGCCCGATCTCGATATTCCAGTAGAGCCCGAAATGTGCCAAGCTCAGTGCAGCTAGCTGCAAAGCTCTTTGCGTAGTCTAGAAAGGCTTTGCGCTGATCGAGATTCAGCGTGGTGAGAAGAGCGACAGAGGTGGCCATAGGTTGGAAGTAGTTTGCTAGAATGGAAGCTGCAGTGCATTTGTATGCGATGCGCCACTGGATGCCTCCTGAGGAATCTGCCAGAATGTATTACGTACGATCTCAAGTTCATGATCTCGCAACATTTCCTCCACGTATCCAATTGGATCGATAATGTCGTCCTTGTTGTTTGTTTTGAGTGGGTTCCAGTCTACGATCTGAGAAATAACAAGGGAGCGAATGCTGGGATGGAGATATATCTCACCTGCAAGCAGCTTTACCAGGCCGCGCTTGATGCGGTTATTTTTATTTTGGCCCTTAGGAGAGAGTTCCACAAATTCGAAACCATGAATGCCGTCCTGTTCGCAGACGTGTTCAAACCAGAACAGCAGAGTAGACTGATATGCAACTCCTTCAACTCCGATGCAGCGAGTATTGCGACGGAGCCCCATTTCCAGAGCCTGTTGGATAGTCTCTAAAGGAGTAAAGGTGCCAGTCAGAAGCTCATCAGCTACTGGCTTCCCATCGCGCACCTCATAATGGGTGATTGTGCAGTCGTCGCCATTCTTCTTGCCGCTAGATGGGTCAATAATGACGAAACTGGCCTCTCCCGGCTCATCTGTAAGATAATAGGAGGGGATTAGTGGAATCTTACCTACATCAATACCAGAAGCAAGTGCTATCTCAGTGGAATTGAGAACCTCAGAAATGAATACCTCAGGGTGCCCCATGAGCGTATCGCTCTCGTATTCAGACACTAGCTCTTCGATTGGTTTTAGATCTTCCCATAGAGACGTACCATCTTCCAGAATTCCGCCTACAATGAAGCTGGTCCACTGCGGATTGTTCTTCAGTTTCTCTAGGATGGAATTCTGAGGATACATGTTGCCAACAAAGATAAAGGTGCAACCGAATGGGCTGCGAGCCTTCATCAAAGTGGAGAGCATCCAGGAAGTAAGGGCGTCTGCGAGTTCTTTATTGGGCGCATCCTCTCGCTCTTGGATGTCATCCATAATCATCACATCTGGGCGCTTGTTCTTTCGGTTGATGCCCCGCACGGAAGTTCCAGCACCGGCGGCCCACAGAACGATCTCACGTCCGCGGAAATGAAATACCTTGTTTACTTTGGTATCCGTTTCAATATTTGCATCCCAGTGGCCAAAAACTCTCCGAATATTTGGAGAGCTCAGCATGTCACAGATATCGGAAAGAATATTGACTGCTTTAGCTTCACTAGCTCCGACTATCAGAATGAAGTGCTTGCTAGAGAATAGAACGTACCAGACACAGAGGATCTTAATGAAAGTTGTTTTTGCAAATCCTCGTGGAATACCAATGGCAAAACGCTGAATGCGCTCTGTGAGATTGGTGAGGAGTGCGAAGAGAGTTAGGAAGAAAGCAGGGAAGGGAAACAAGAACTCAGATGGCATAGCAAGAGCTGCCAGGAAATTGAAATCCTGGCGTGCTGCCGTGCTGATTTCTGATGTTGATGCACTGAGTTCTTGGGTGGTCATGGCTTAGGCCTCTTGAGCTCGAATACAGGCATCTTTACGAGCTGCATCATCAAGACGACTGCGGAGTTCATAGCCCATAAGAGGCCAGATCTTATTTACTGCATTTTCCCGAGCAATACGTTGACCAATTTCGGCGTTGAAATTCTCTGGACTAGCACAGGCACTCTCACCAGTAACAGTAAAGCCATTACGAAGCTCAAGAACACAGAAAGTAAGTAGAGATAGTGGAGGCTCACGAAGATAGCCAGATCCGATGGCCGCAACTCTAGCGCCAAACACACCATCAGCAGCAGTGAAATAATACTCCCGTACGATATTACATTCTACTTGCGCAGGGGTAACTCTAGGAGCAATATTTGCTTTTGCTGTTTTAATTGCCAATTCAAGATCTTGGGTAGGAGTGGTCATAGTTACTTTCAGTTATGTGGAGATGACAAGCGCTCCACGTCGCTCCGCCTCACAGAAGATCGGAAACTTCTGGGAGTGCGCGCTTCACAGGCTTCCGCTGCGGCCGAGGGTTCAGAATCTGGAGAGTCTCCTCTGCCCTCTGAGCTTTTGTGAGTCCGATGGGAGTTTCAGACTGCAGGGCGCTG